GTTGTCCAAACATCATTGCTCGTTATCGTCATTATCAGTCTCCATAATAGCGCCAGTTGCCATCTTGTACTTGTTTTCAATATACTTCGCGAAGTCAGTATCAGAAAACATATCCATCCAGAACTTCTTATTGTCTACAATATCACCAGCTCTCATTGAGGGCTGACGAACTTCGCCAGTATCTCTATCCACCGTAGCATACCATCCATTTTTAGGTTTAACAATGTAGCCACCATCAAGAGCGACATCGAGCAAGCCAGACCAGCGATTAATACCTCCCTCGAATGAAACAGTGATAGGAATTCTAGACTTTTCCTTAACATAACGTGACTTCTCCACATTAATTACGAAATGATACCCACTGATGCCATCAGCATCCTTTTCCTGCTGACGGCCAAGGATCCAGATGTTGTCTGATCCATAATAGGAACCAGTACCGCCACCAACAATATCCTTCGGATAGAGGCCAATTTCCTTATAGGTATGATTGATTACAACCATAGGAATATCCTTCAATGAAAGATGTGGTGTAATCATACGGAACAATGACTTTAGCTGCTTGGCTCGTGTCATATCAGCAACGCTCTTACCATCAAGAGCATCTTCAACTTCTTTCTTCGAAGCAAGATTACCAATTGAATCGATAACAATCATCACATGATCATCGCGATTCAATTCCTTCATCTGCTGCATAATATCAAACTTCAGCTCCTCGATGTCTGTGATGGGAGTATGAACCACAGAATCAAAAGGAATACCAAACGTTTGAAAATAAGACTGAGGAGTACCAAACTCAGAATCATAAAATAATACGATACCATCATTATACTTCTTCAAAAATGCAGATGCAAGGAGTAGAGCGAAACCAGTTTTGAAATGCTTAGATGGTCCAGCAAGCATGGTCAGACCAGGAGTGATACCTCCATCAACTGATCCAGACAATGCTACGTTGATCATTGGTACAGAGGTTGGAATCATATCCTTCTTGGTAAAGACTTTTGAATTTTCAAGAGTAGCGGTTAGGTCTATGGTGCTATTTTTTATAAGGCGATCTTTAAGCGACATATTATTTCCTTTAGTGTGTGGATTTCTATAAATGAACCAATCCCTTAGCATAATATATTATACCGTACATTACAGTAGTTGTCAAGAACTAATGTAGTCGTCCATCTTTTTGATAAACGCTTTAATTTTCTTTTCTCTATCTGGCCAAACGATTGTATCCTTCTCAGGATTCTTCATAAGGTTATTGAGTAGAGGCATGATCATATTTTTCAAACCCTGCACTTTATCATCTGCAAGCGCACGAGATTGTGCTTCCAATTCTTCAGTGTGTGCAAATGAAAAACCAAAATCGTTGTCTTCAATTATTTTCATTTTTTATAATCCTTACAGTTTCTGGATTAGGAGAATATGACAAATATTCTTCAATAGATAAAGAAACACATTTACTTGCAGCACCGAACGATTGTGGCGTTCTAAAAGATTTAGTGGTTACTGCTTCTTTCCTCATTTTTTCTCTATATTTTTCTCTTTTTTCAAAAGACATTTTATCAAGTTGATTAAGAGTTAATTTTTTGTTTTTCTTTTTTTTAGCCAAAGAAATCCTCCAATGTTGCTCTCTGTTCAACTTCCCAATCGATAACTTCTGTGATGGAACGTAATGGTTCTACAAAGCTTTTACTGAACTGCATTTCACGATCAATGTACTTATCAAGTTTAAATTCCTTTGGCAATTCATCAGGAGTTGCAATAACAGTATCGCCAATAGGATTAGGTTCTTTCAGATAGGCGAACTTAATCTTGTCGCCATCTTGAATCGGTGGAATAGTTTTGATGTTGTTAATTTTCAACAAAGAATTAAACATCAGTGCACCCTTTACATGAATAGGAGTGCCCTTGATATATATCTCACGTTTGCCAGCGTATTTAGTCATACCCTTGACACCACGAGGAAATGCTACATCTTCGAAAGGTAAATTCATAAATTCGTTACGAAAGTTTGTGACGAATGTTTGTAGATCAAGCTCAGAACCATTCATAATAAGAGACAGAGCTTCCTTAATCTTCACACGGCATGCATGAGGAGTTGATGAACGAACAGCTTCAATACCTTGAATTTTCAGCTTCGGCTTATCATACTGTACGCCTTCCACGTTCCAAGCATTAAGAATATACATCTTCTTACCACGCCAAATACCTTTGTTGGCGATAGTTTCACGCTTCATTTGCATCTTCTGCTGATAAGCATTCATCATTCCAGCAAGTTCATCATAACAAAAGTCTAGGTATGGCTGAATCTTTTTTTCACAGAACTGATCAATAAGCTTTACAGCTTCAAGCTCGTCAGAGTTAGCTGGGATAAGCTTCTCAAACGTGACGTAAATCGAATCTGTATCAGATGCGATTACATAATCAACATCTTTAGTTTTACAGATTTTATTCATATATTCATTCATTTTATTTGCAATGTATATAATTGTTATTTGTCCAGAAGTTGTTATAGATTCTGCATTATCGAAATTGAACCATCTGAACCATTGGTTTGATAGTGCACCATAAAGACTGTTGAGTTGAATTTTTTTAGCCATTTGAAAATTCTTATATCTAGCAACAAGATTTTCATCTTCTTTGCTTTTTGATTGTTCGTATCTTTGTTGAGATTCTAACATCAATTTTTTATATTTAATTCTGTCATTAAACAGTTTTTCCATAAGAGAAGTCAAAAACCCGTGAGAATCATTTTTATATAAACAACCATTTGCTGTTGAAGAATATCCTTCGATTTCAGGAATTTTTTTTAAATTTTCTACAACATATTCGGGATTGAAACCATCGATGATATTTTCAAAAATCAGCAATTGTTCATCAGACACATTTTCAAACAATATCATTTCTCCATTTTATAGCTCTAGAAATATTTGAATTGACTCTACCATCTTTTGCATAATAATTTTGTCTCGATAACCATTGGTCAAACTCTTGTTTACTCATAGAACAAAACTTTTCTTTAGTTTTTTTTCTTGATTCTGATATTTTATGTGATTTTTCGGCAGAACAAGGTTGAGATTTTCTGTTTTTAGGATAATTTATTTTCATTCCTATCTTTTTCGACCTCATTTTTTCTATGCCAATTTTTATTGTTTCTTCTTTCGCACCAAAATATGATTTGCCTATCATGTCATTTCTTTCTTTTCCTTTTCTGGCTTCATACACAGCCTTTCGCGCTGATTCATACAAAAAGGAATTGTTATACGATGGTCTATATGTATCACCTTTACCATAAATCATTATATGAAAAGCTGATGCCATTTTTCTAGTTTTTTGATGTTTCCACCCATATCTTTTCTTAAATGCTTTCCAAAGCAATTTATGTGCTATGTAATGTTCTCTACATGTAAGATTGACAAGATTTGTGTTTTCACCATATATGGATTTTGGAAAAATATGGTGTTTTTCGTATGTGTTATTCTCATCAATGATTCTGTATTTTGCTTTTCTCATCAAAGCAATATAATGTTTTAGATAATTCATAATAATACTCCTTTTACAGAGTATTTAGGTCAAACCTCTTCTTTTTTTCTCTTTTGCAATCATTATTTTAACAGTTTTTTTGTCTATCATTTTTTCTGGGCTAATGTTGTACTGTTGAATCAGGCTAGGATATAGTGATGTCAAGTCAAACGATACAACCCACTTGGACAATCCAATCTTTGGCTCCTTAACATAACCACCAACTAGAGCTTGATCAACTGACTGCTTTTTGAACTGAGGAATAACAATACGGCGATCCAAGAGATAATTATGAATGATAACATCCCATGGACGAACAGTAGTCATAGTGTCATGATAGTTTACCTTAGCATCATATGCTAGCGCCATCACCTGTTCAATAAATTTCAGCTTCTCATCAAGACGATCAACAAGCACACAGTCATAGATATTATACTCAATAAACTTTTGAAAGTTATTCTTATACAACTCGAGCAATGAACCATACTCAGAGTAGTCAATTTTCTTCTCGCCCAATTCAATCTGGGAAATATAATCTAGCTTATAGCTCTCTTGATTACCGAAGCTGAACTTGCGATACAGTTGATAGTAATCCAAAACAGCAATACCAGCTGGGCTGAATGTTTGATTTTTCTTACCTTTAAATTCGACTTCCTTCTCATCAAGGATACCCCATGGCGAAAGCTTCTTAGCATATTCGCTACCAAGTATGTTTTTGATACGATTGACTGTATACGGGATATCGAAGAACTCGATATTCCATCCAGTAACAACATCTGGTTTCCAAGTAGGATGATTCCACACCTTGACAAACTTATCAAGTAGTTCAAACTCATCTTTACAACGGATATAATTTGTCTTTTCGTCAGATGTAACAAACTCACCACAGCCGAACACAACGTTCTTGCCATTCTTGCGCAGAGTAATAGCTGTAATTTCCTTGTCAGCCTTCTGAATATCGGGGAATCCCTCATCAGCTGCACACTCGATATCGATCGTAACTACTGAAACAATCGATGGATCATATTGAATTTCGCCGTTGTAATAATCATACATGAACACATATTGGTAGTTGTTCAATCCATAATAATCGAAGTTCGATACATCCTTATACTTTTCGCAGAAATCTCGCGCATCCGAGATAGAATCGAACTGCATCTTATCAACTTGCTTGCCATCCAATGTACGATAAAACCCATCCTTCTTAGGAAGGAAGAGGTATGGCTTATACTTTTCAATAAACTCTACACGTTGTCCATCTTCATAACCACGTACATAAATTTTATCTCCACGCTGGTAAACGCTGGTGTAAAACTTCATTATAACTCCAAATGTGAGTGTAGGGCATTACTCTAATAATACCCTACAACTACGGAAATGTCAAGCGAAAATTTTGAGTGCTTCTTCGTAAAGTTCTTTACGTTCTTCAAGACCGATAGTACCACCATTGATCTTCTTTGTTACTGTAAGAACATCACCTTCATCTGAAGGATCGTTAAGATCGTGCTGATCCCAGAACCAAGCAGCTGATAGAATAGCACCTTCAGGAGTTTCTAGCCAGTCTGGATTAGCATCCAAATCAACTTCAAGATCCTTACCGCATGCAAGGTAATTCGACTTTCCAGTTAGTTGAATCGCTCCACGCCCACGGAATTTATAGCCATCGCCAGAATCTTGATCACCATTCCCCATGCGATTAGCATAGACACGATTAGCAATCTTTTCTGGGTTATGTGCATACTCAGATGTATCAACATCTCTAAAATACTTTGGAAAAATTTGAGCAAGTCTATCTGCCTTGTAGTTTAGGTTCTCATGAAGCTTCGTCAAGCCACCAGACTCATGACCTACCTGTGCAAGAAACATAGAGAGTCGTTGTGGTGTATTAATTTCAAAGTCGGCGATAACTTTATTGATAGGATCAATAAAATTGGCAAGAACTGAATCATCTGTGTCTTCAAAAAAATTGCTGATTTGTTTTAGTGTAATTTCCATAATAACCTCCATAAATGATGAAACGAGGAATTTCTTCCCCGTTATTTATTGTTAAAAAGACTGACTTGGGATTCTCTGTTTCAGAGTATTCGCAACAACATAAGGTAATTCACAACGGTGAACGCCCAAGTCAGCTAGCTCTTTATCGGTTAGCTGATCAAGCTCTTTATATGCAGAGTTGAAAGCTAACGTTCTACGTAACCAAGTCGTAGCCTGGTTAGTATAATACTCAAAAATATTAAACATTTTAGTCCTTAATAGTAATTTTCTTTGGCTTTTTGCTTTCTGGAATAATATGTTCCAGCCAAATTCGAAGCATGCCATTTACCATCTGCGCATTATTCACAACAACATTATCAGCAAGCGAGAAGGTACGAGTAAATGGGCGATCTGAAATTCCCTTATGAAGGAATTGAGAATTGATGCCGTCATCAGTAAGAGTTTCGACTGTGGTATGACCAGCAATCTTCAACTTGTTTTCTTCGAGTGTAAGTTCGATATCTTGCTTACCAAAACCAGCCACAGCCATTTCAATTACATAAACATTCTCATCGGTCTTCTTCAAATTGAATGGTGGATAACCAGATGTAGCTGCTGTATTAGCAAGATATTCAGCAGTTTCTTGGACCTTTGCCAAAAATTTATCATGACCAACAAAAAACTTATCAAACTTGGCAAGGTCAGAAAACGAGTGGTCGAATTTAAAATTAGTCATTATAGTTCTCCTGTGAAGCGAGAGTTTCATATAGTGAGACCCTTCATGGCATCTCACTATATTATATAGGGTGCGTCGCAATATTTTTAAAGGGGTTAGTGTAACTTTTTTCCAAAAGTTTCTTGGGCAACAACAACCAATTGCATTTTCAGTTGATCCAACAAATATACAGGCGTCATACCAGCCGATTTAAATCCTTGTCCAGTATTCCAAATTTTAAAGAAACTGTTGTCGGGATCATCGCCACAAATACTAGCTGCTTGTTCAACAACATCTTCTGGGATAGTTATATATTGAGTTTCCATCAGTCCCAGAGTCCACGATAATACTTACCGAACAGCTTGAAGCCATTATGCTGACGATCGTGAATAGCACTCACAGCATCATAGTTACCGCTGCTGTAGTATTCCATTTCCCAATCGTCGTCACTAATCTCAAGACCGAAAGCGAAGATCATTTCGTCAAGAATCCATTCCCAACGCTTATGGAACAGAGCATCAGGAGCACAAACAGCCTTCTGTTCCTCAGTCAATGCAGGAGCGTTAGTTGAACGCAGTTCTTCAGGTACATCTTCATCATAAACATGAGGAGAACCGTGCTTGCTTGCCTTCAGCTGAAGAAGCATAGGATGAATGATCAGAGACAGTGTATGATCCATCGACCAAGTATCGTACTCGTCAATTCGAACCTGCACCTTACGAGGCGGATGATCATAGAACCACTGACAAATTCTATTGACCCATTCAGGAAACATACCACCAATATCAAAACAACGATCTGCAGATACCCCAACGTGCTTGAGCAAATCAGCAATCTGATAGGGTCCATACCAACGTTTATAGGGTCCGATATTCACTTTCATATAAATAATCCTTAGCTTATGGAGGTTATCATGTTTGGACGTTTACAACTTTACATATTTATTGGTATACTAGTATTTGGTTCATTAACAGCAGGTTATTATGAATGGCGTAAGGGAATCGAGCGTGAAGCCCTTCTTGCATACAATGAACTACAGCTTGAACAAGATATGCACGATCAAGAAACTATGAAGCAACAACTTGAAGACATTAATGCGAAACAAAAAGAAGTTCAAGTTGCAAATGATGCAGAAAAGAAAGCTCTCAAAGAAAAATTAGAAGCTATCAGCGCTGATCTAAATTCAAAAGAAACAGCGGCTAATGATAGACCAGCTTC